CTTTAGCTTTATTGTATAGGGTTGTAATAAACCTAATACCTCAGACTTTGACATACTACCCTTATTTTCTTTCAGGGTGTCAAATACAACGTCACCACCCGTCATGCCAAGTTCTTTTCTTCCCCCAGCCTCACCTATTCTATTTATCCAGTAGCCAGCATCCCCCTTCTCCTGATCTGCATTAACTACAGCATCTTCTGCACGAGAGTACCAACTACCTCCCGACAGATGAGGTAATTCTAATTGTGAGACTCTTCCTGTTCTTTGGCGAGGTATAGGCTCTCTTCTTTC